CTACTATCTAGTGGGGTAGGTGCTTTGGTAGTAGGTTTGGGTGCTCTAGTGGGTGGTATAGGTGGTGTTATATCTAAGAGCAGGGAATTTGAGAAGGCACTATCTACTTTAGAGGCGGTTACAGGCTCAAGTAAAGAAGAGATAGGTCAATTAAGTGACTTAGCAAAGAAGTTAGGTAGTACAACAGCTTTTACAGCTTCACAGGTTTTAGAGTTACAGACAGAATTAGCTAAATTAGGTTTTAAAACTGATGATATACAAAACGCTACAGGCTCTATATTAGACCTAGCAGCTTCTTTAGATGTTGACTTAGCAGAAGCAGCCGAATTTTCAGGTAGTGTAGTACGTTCTTTTGGACTAACTACCAAAGATACTCAGCAAATTGTTGACGTAATGGCACTATCTACTAGTAGCTCAGCGTTAAATTTTAAATCTCTAAGGGAATAAATGAAGTTAGTAGCTCCTGTATCAAAGGCTGTAGGTGTCTCAGTAGAGAAGACAACGGCTTTACTAGCTGTTTTAGCAGATAGGGGACTAAAAGGCTCTATTGCAGGAACGGGACTAGCTAAGACCTTCATAATGCTTAGCAAACAAGGCTTAACATTAGAGCAAGGACTAGACAAGCTAAAGGCTTCAGGTGGAGACCTTAACACAGCTATTGAAATGGTTGGGGTGGTAGCTGCTAAGTCATTTTTAACTTTAGCAGGTGGTCAGCAAGATGTAGCAGGACTAGAGCAATCTTTTAAGGACGCTGAGGGAGCTGCTAAGAAGATGGCAGACATTAAGCTAGATAACCTAGCAGGAGATACTACAAAGCTAGCTAGCGCTTGGGAAGGTCTTGTGTTGTCTCTAGAAGACGGGCAAGGTGTTTTAAATAAGATGGCTAGGGGCTCAATTCAATTGGTAATAGCTGCAATATCAGGACTTCAAAAAACATCTTTCAGACTAGGTACGTCTTGGGACTCTTTAGTTTTAGGCTTTGAGTATGGTGTTATCTTTATGAGTAAGATAGGAGCTGAGTTTAAAGTGCTAGGTAAAGAAATATCTATATTCGCTGTAGACGCTATGATGGCTATGAGTGATGTGCCAATTATAGGAGGTCTAGTAGATGACGCTACATTAATAGCTAAAAGAAAGCAACTTACAGGAGAGCTAGAATTAGCTAACAAAGCTATAAATGACTTTTCTATACAACAATTTGAAAACCAAAAGAAGAGAGAATTAAAAAACGTTGAGTACAGACTAGGCAGAAAGTTAAAAGAATATAAAGACGGAGAAGAGGCTAACGCAGTAGAAGAGGATAAAACAAAGACCACAAAGGCAGCCAAGCTATCCAAAGAAGAGCAAGAGGCTTTAGACGCTAAAAAAGCATTCTTAGCTAAACTTAAAAAACTAGACCAAGATACAGACGATACAACAGCTCTAGAGAAAATACAACGTAAAAGAGAGCGTCACTTAGAAGAGCTAAAGACCATTAAAATGAACGCTACAGAAAGAGCTGAGGCGGTTAAAACTATTAATGCGATGTACGACCAACAGAGAGACGCACAGATAGACCTAAACAACGAAAAAAGAAAGAAAATCTTTGATGACTTTACTAAACAATTCGGCATTGAAGCAGAAGACCCTTCAGAGAAGTTAGCACAACAAAGAGAAGCACACTTAGCAGAGGTAGAGCAACTTAAAATAAATGAGACTGAGAAAGAAGAGGCTAGGAAGGCTATTAAGGCTTTTTACGCTAACGAAGAGGCTGTTTTAAAAGAGAATGACAGGGTTTTAAAGCAAGAGCAAGACTTAGCAGACCTAGAGACTAAAAAGCAGCTTATATCGCAAGGTTTAGACTTAGCTATTGAAGCTAGTGGCCAAGAATCTAAGATAGGACAGGCTTTATTTAAGATTAAGCAAATGATGGCTTTAGCAGAGATGGCTATGCAAATGAAAACCTATATGGTAGAAATGAAAATGAACGCTCAGAAGGCTGAAGGTAAGCTATCTATGGACGCAGTAAATCAATCAGGTGCTTTATCTGAAGGTATGGCTAACGCGGCTAAACTAGGGCCTCCATTTAACGCTATACCAATGGCTATAATGGCTATTCAGTCAGGTCTTATGATTAAAAATATGATGAAGAGTAAGAAGGAGATGAAAAAGATTACAGGCCGTTTTGGTGGTGGTAATATGGGTGGCGGTGCTGCAGCTCCACAAGCACCTAACTTTAATGTTATAGGACAGACTAGCGCAGGAGAAAACTTAATTGCTGACACTATACAGGGAGCTAATAGCAGACCAATTAGAGCCTTTGTAGTAGATAAAGACGTTACTAGCTCACAAGAGTTAGCACGTAACACAGAAAATATTGCAAGTATCGGATAAAATATTGTTTTTAAATAAAGGTAAATTATGAAATTATACGAATTATTAATTGACGAAAATGACTTATTACTTTCAGGAGTGAATGCTATATCGATAGTAGAGAATCCTGCGATACAATCCGACTTTATTGCTTTAGCAGACCAAAAACCTATCCTATTAGCTGAGGTAGATAAAGATAGACAGATATTGATGGGCGCGGCTTTAATACCCTCAAAACCTATATATAGAAAAGACGGAAACGAAGAGTACTACGTGTATTTTTCAAAGGAAACTATAGCTAAAACAGCGGAAGCCTTCTTTAGAAATAACAATCAAAACAACGCTACTCTAGAGCACGCTGAAGTCTTAGACAATATGACTGTATTTGAATCTTGGATAGTAGAAGACCCTGAATTTGATAAGTCTAAAAAATACGGCTTAGAAGTACCTGAAGGAACGTGGATGGTATCAATGAAAGTTGACGATAAGGATGTTTGGGATAACTACGTAAAAGAAAACAAAGTTTTCGGCTTTAGTATTGAAGGTAAATTTGCAAACGTACTTAGAAAAGAATCCTCAGATATGAACTTTAGTGACCAAGTTTTAGACGGTACATTAGAACTTATAAAACAATTTTTAAAGGATAATTATTAATACATAAAACAACAATATGCCAATTAGAGAAATTACAGGGGTAAATGATGGGTCACATCTGTTCCCCGATAACACAGAGTCGACAGCAAATAACAACAATTCAGCGTCAACTAGTATAACTTCAAGTGAGGTTATAACAGATAGGATTCAAGGCTATATAGGCCTTTTATCGGCTGTTTATTTTGACGGAGTAGCAACGTCTAACGAGTTAGTGATTGAAGACGTAGATGTTTGGCAGGAAGTTGTAATGACTATACACCCTGACGGAGTATCTGACAAGAGAGTAGATGCACAAAAAGAGGCCGTGCCCAACGGGTATTCAGGGACGGGGGCTGTAGGAGACCCTATAGTGTTTTTATTAGAAGGTTTAGTTGAAGAGTCAGCAGCAACGCTTAGAACTTCACTAACATTTATACCTGACGAAGATGGTGGACGTTTAGACTCTAGAATATTCTTAGAGAGACACTCAGCGGCTACACCTTCAGAAGATTTTCCAATTAACGCGGCAGGTCTAGCAATGGAGTCAGGAGCAGATGAAGAGTATCCACACTTAGTAAGCGTTCAGTTCTTTGTAGGAGACACTATTAATACTAATGGAGTAGGAGACGCAGGAAAAATTAGATTTCAGGTAAAATCAGATGTAACGGGGACTATCTTAATGAATGAGATGGCATTATTTATTCAATACTAAAAACAAAAAAAAATGGCAAATAAAGTAAAAATATATTCAGACCTTAAGAGTGGTAAAGTTCAATTTGACGGCTCAAGAGTTCGTAACAAAGAAATTGGCTCTCTAGAGGTAGAGGCGCATCCTAGTATATCTAATAGAATTCGCATTAAATCAAATACGGTATTCAAAAGAGGTAGTGATACTAATTACAGAGTGTTCTTTGGTAAGTTGAACATCAATCGTATTCAGAACAAAGCGGGACAAGATTTAGTAGCTGACTTAGGAATGGACAGAGACGCTGTTATAGCTTACGTAGAGGCACAAATTAAAAAGCCTATAGTTACAGAGTACTTTGAGTACAATCCTATAACAGACAGGCTAGAAGCTAATAAAAATATCGAGGTAAAGAAACACGGGTTTTATATCGGTGGTAAGTACAAGATGGCCTCAGGTAACAGTAACCTTTATTATGAAGATTTAGCTACTAAAGGCAATCAATACCCTGTAATGGGCGAAGTATTTGACCAATCATTGCCTGAGAATCAGGTTGCAGGAGCAGGAACGTCTACACCAAAAATGAGAGTATTTAAAGACTTCTCACTTGCGCCACTAGGAGGCAATCCTGTTAATGGCACGTCAACAGGTTATGACGGAGACAACTTTTTTCCCTTCAATATATCAGGTGTAGGTATCACAACTAGAGTAGCTGAGGCTGTAGCGGCAACGCAACAGCTTAAGTATGAGATTGTTATAAACGATATATCTGTATATATACAATACCTAGAACACAACGGCCTAGCGGTTAACGAGGATATCACGTGGTATTTTGACCACCCCTTAGATATTGAAGCAAACACAACTTTAAAAGCTACAGTTTACAAAGTATCCACAGTAGATAACCAAGAGGTTA